TCGTTCTCTTTATCCGAAAGGAAAGAAACCGGCAAGAAAGGAAAAGGTCATGACCTGCCGCGATTGGAAACGATCGTCCCTGAACCTGCAGGAACCTATGGGCCCGAGGTCGCTGAGTGGGCTTCACGGATCATGGGTATCGAGCTCATGCCCTGGCAAAGAAGGGTCCTCGATCAACAGCTGGCGTTTGGAGCCGATGGACAGTTTCTCAACCATGTCAGCCTTGTCTCGGTGGCCCGACAGAACGGAAAAACCGCGGCGCTTAAAGCCCTTGTCGGATGGTGGCTTACAAAAGTATGGGAGGAGCCGCAAACCATTCTCACGACGGCGCACCGGCTAGACCTGGCGTGCGCGCTGTTTCAGGATTTGGCGCCGATCCTGGAAGCCAAATTTGGTTTAGATAAACGCGACGTGACCTGGGCGTACGGCCGTAACCAGATGAAGGTCGGTGCGAACAAATGGTTGGTGCGCGCAGCCAAGCCGTCCGCTGGTCACGGCTTGAGTTGCGACCTGATCATTGTTGACGAGCTGTTCGGAGTAGACACCGAAACCCTGGACATTGGTTTGCGCCCAACCCAGCGCGCTCGACGCAACCCCCTGCTGTCAATGTGGTCTACAGCTGGCACCGAGGAATCCGTTGCCATGCTCAAATGGCGTGAGGAAGGCCTGCGCGCAATCGACACCGGCGACAAACCGCCGCTGTACCTGGCTGAATACTCGCCGCCACCCGAGCTTGACCCGATGACCGCATCGGCGTGGGAATACGCCAACCCAGCCCTCGGTTACACCCTGTCAATCAACACTTTGGAGGACGAATCGCACGCCCCAAACCGTGCCGGCTTTCTCCGCAGCTCAGTAAACCTATGGGTGCAAACCGAAACAGGCTGGCTGTCCCCAGGCCTATGGAAAGAACGCACCACCCACCTGCCACCGCTGCCAGGTGGCGTGCTCGCGTGCGAGGTCAGCGTTGATGACGGCCGCTATTGCGCGGTCCGCGTCAATCACAACGCCGAAAACGTCCTGACAGCGACGGTCGCATTTATGTGCGACACCCTGGCCGCATTATGGGAAAATGTTGAGCGTGAAGTATCGCGCAATCCCAATCTCACGGTGGCAATCACTCCGACTCTGGACGTTCACTGTCCTAGTGCGCTGGCTCGCCGTCGCGTTGTCGTGGGCTACCGAGAAATTACGAGCTTCACTGGAGCTGTTCGACAGTCGATCGCCGAAAACAAACTCCAACACACTGGGGAAACCATGCTCGCCGAACACGTCGGGCGCGCTGTTGCGGTCAGAACGCCTGGGGCAATTGCGCTTTCCTCTACCAAATCACCAGGGCCAATCGAACTAGCACGCTGCCTAGTGTGGGCCGCAGGCCTCATGTCCAAGCCTCGACCCAACGTGACGCGACCAGCAATCGCGTTTGTGCGCGCTGGCGCCTAGGCTTGACTGATCATGGGCATTTTCTCAGGCTTGCAAACCGCCAAACCCGCACCGCACGCCGCGATCGGCGCAGCTGTAGGCGCCGCGGGCAACCCCAACGTCGGCAACTTCATGACCTACATGACGGGCTTTGATCGTCTCCAGGCCATCAACATTCCGACAATTAGCCGGGCGCGCGACCTGATCTGTTCGATGATTGGCGCGCTCACGATCAAGCAATACAGCTGGCGTTGGAACGCATCCGAACAGGAATACGAAAAGGCGTACATGCCTGACGACGTTTGGTTTGATCAGCCCGATCCGAACGTCACCCGCAACTTCATTCTTAGCTGGACCGCCGACGACATGATTTTTTACGGTCGCGCGTTTTGGGTTGTTACCAAACGGTTTGGCAACGGCTTCCCGGCAGAATTTACGTGGATTCCCGCCGCGGACGTCCAGACTCGCGACCAAGGCGGCCCGCAATGGTTCGGACCGTCTAAACAAATTACGTTTAACGGCCTTGATCTGAACCCTGCGGACGTTGTACAGTTTCTTTCTCCGATCCAAGGCCTGTTGTCAATGGGTGCCCGGTCAATTCGCACTGCGCGCAACCTTGACGAGTCGGCCGAGCGCTTTGCCCGCAACCAAATCCCGTCAGGAGTTCTCAAGCAGGTTGACGGCGAGCCGATGAGCTCCGAGGAGCTTGCCAACATGGCCGCTGCTTTCGCCGAGGCGCGTGAAGCCAACGCGATCGCCGCGCTCAACCAGTTCGTCAGCTTTGAGCCGCAGTACGTTGACCCGTCAAAGATGCAATCGGTCGAATCGCGTGAGCATCAAGCGCTTGAGATGGCACGCATCGCCAATATCCCGCCCTACTTGGTTGGCATCAATACATCCTCAATGACGTATGCCAACGCGCAGCAGGCACGCCAGGACCTTTATCTGTTCGGCGCCAAGCCGTTCATCGATGCCATGGAGCAAACGTTGAGCATGAACAACGTGACCCCCCGCGGCAGATACATTGAGCTCGACGTCAAGGCCTATTTGGAGGAAAACGATATGTCCGAGGGTGACGGAAACGCTGCCCCCGAGCCCTCGGACAGACCAAACGAAGGAGACGACCAATGATCAGACTGACCGCCACCGACACGTTCGTTACCGCCGAGGAAGGCGAAACGCCGCGCTCCATCAGCGGCATCGCGGTCCCGTGGAACGTTGAGGCCACCGTTTCCGATGGCACCCGCGTCAAATTCCTGCCTGGCAGCTTGCCGGTCAAAGGAAAGGCGCCCAAGCTGCTCAAGTACCACGACTCGACCCAGCCTGTCGGCGTGGTTACGGGCCGCATGGACTCCGAAAAGGGCATGCTGTTCACGGCCAAGATCAGCAATACCCGCGACGGTGCCGACGTCATCGAGCTGATTAAAGACGGCGCGATTGACTCGGTATCGGTTGGCGTCAACCCGATTGATGCAAACTACGACGAATCTGGCACCCTTGTGGTTGCCAAAGGCGAGTGGCAGGAACTATCGTTAGTCACAGCTCCGGCGTTTGCCGGTGCCCAAATCACCGAGGTTGCAGCGGCCGAGGGCACACAACAGGAGACCCCACAAGTGGAAGCAACCAAGGACGTTCAGATCGAAAGCGCGGCAGCCGTCTCGGCGCAGCCGCAGACAGTTTCGGCGCCGCTGTGGGCCGAAGCCAAGAAGTCGTTTAAGCTCCCGACGCCGACCGAATACATGGCCGCGTTCGTTCGTGGTGGCTCCGATTTCGCGCAGCTCAACGCCAACATCAAGGCCGCCGCGCCCGATATCACGACCGCTGACACGCCTGGCATTCTTCCTGAGCCGATCGTCGGCTCGGTGTACGACGGACTCAACGCTGTCCGTCCGTTCGTGTCGGCTATCGGCGCCCGCGCCATGCCGCAGGGTGGCGCAACGTTCCGCCGTCCCAAGATCACGACCCGCCCCGTTGTCACGCAGCAGCCCACGGGCCAGCTCAACGCGCTTGACCCCTCGACGGTCGGCGTGTCCAACAACGACATCAGCAAGCTGACGTTCGGCACCTACGTGACGCTTTCGGAGCAGGACCTTGACTGGACCGACCCCAACAGCCTTGCGATCGTGCTCGATCAGCTCGCCGTTGCGTACGGTCAGGCCACCGACAACTACGCCGTCGATCAAATGGTTGCCGGTACGACCCAGTTCGAGACGCTCAACAACTACGAGCCGAAGGACCTTATCGAGTGCATCTACGGCGCCGCGTATCAGATCAGCAACACGTCGAACTACCTGCCGACGCACTACATCGTTGCCCCGATCACCTGGGCAAAGATCGGCATGATGGTTGACGACGCGAACCGTCCCGTGTTCCCGTTCGTTGGCGCCCCTGGCCTCAACGGCCAGAACACGCTCGGCTCGTCGTCGGCGACGTCCTGGAACGGCAACCCGTTGGGCCTCGTCCTTGTCGTTGACAAGAACATGGCTGGCGGCACCGGCTCGGGCGCCCTCAACGGCGTCGTCGGCCACGCCGCAGGCCCCGCCGCGGGCTTCGAGTTCTACGAACAGCAGAAGGGCGCCATCAGCATTGACGTGCCCTCGACGCTCGGACGCACGATCGCCTTCCGCGGCTACGCAGCTGCGTTCATGGCCGATGCGACCAAGTTCGTCAAGATTCTCAAAGCCTAAGTAAAGTCCTCCTCCAAGGCTGCCAACGATGGCGACGTACACGGTTACCCATAAACAGGTAATCCAAAACGTCGCCATCGTTCAGCTTTTACAGGAGCACCAAATTGAGGTTGGCCAATCGGTCACCCTGTCCGGGATGGGCTCACCGTTTGACGGTGTGCGCGTCGTTACTGGCCTTCCGAACTACCTTCTCACGGATGTCAGTGACCAGGGTGACCCCATTTACGACATTGATGGGCCGATTTACCTTAACCAGGTCCAATTCAGCCTCAGCACAGCTGACGTTGAGCGCCAGGCCGCGTCAGGAACCGTCACCTACACGCTGACCTGCACCTGGATGACGCTCGCACAGCTCGAGAAGTATCTGGGCATTACGTTCACCAACCCGAGCGTCGATTACGACCGAGCCACATTTTCGGTCAACGCGGCCAACCAATTTGCGTACCGTCGCCGGCAAGAGTCGGGCTACTTTGACGCCAGCCTGAGCACAGTACCCAGCGCCGACGTCCTGCTCGGAACCATCATGTACGCAGGCGCCCTGTACCGCGAAGCTGGCTCAATTGACCAGTTCGCGTCGTTTGATCCGCTGGCCACAGGAGCCCCCACAGGCGGCTCAATGGGTCAAATCCTGCGCCTGCTCGGTTGCAACCGCCCGCAGGTGGCCTGATGCCCGACAACGCATTTAACGACGGCTACAGCGCCTTTGTAACGGCCCTGGGCACCGCCACAGGCCTGACGATCGCCGACGACCCGCGCAATATCAACCCGCCAGGCATCCTCGTCCAAGCACCGTCAATCACAATGCACAGCAACAACGTGGCCGAGTTTGAGTTTGCCGTCACCGTCATTGGCACCGGGCCTGGCAACAAAAATGCTTTGACCAAGCTGCTGGAAATTGCCGACAAAGTGCGCGAGGGCAAGATCGGCCTCAAATCAGCACGCCCAATCGTTCAGCAGGTAGGCGGTGCGGAATTCCCCGCGTATGAGTTGATCATTGTGACTAAAGTGCAGGCAAACGCTTAGACTGACAACGGGCCCGCGGGCCCACAATCAAAGGAGCTCTCTACATGGCGAACCCGACTACGTTGCTTCCCTCAGGCGTCTTTAAGATCGGCGCCGCCGTTGGATCGGTTGTGGACTACACCGACCAGTGCAAGTCCGTGGTTGTCACCAAGTCGCGTGACGCGCTTGATGCGTCGAGCTTTGGAAACACTGGCTACTACCGGGTCGGGGGTCTCACGGATTGCGTGATTACCGCCACCTTGCTGGTCAACGACACGGCGGCAAATGCCCTTTCGGCGCTCGTCGGCACGAATGTTTATGTCGCGGCACGTCGCAGCTCAGGTGCGATCAGCACCAGCAACACGGAATATCAGCTGACTGGCGCCTACTTTGAGTCGTTCGACGTCGTCAACGCAACGGTCGGCGAGCTGTCGGAAGTTGAGGTCACCGTCAGCGGTGGCGCGCTCGTCGAAGACACGACCCCGTGAAACTGAAAATTACGGTTACCTACACTCAGCCGTCAGGCGAAGTAATTACGGATACCGTCACAACAAATCTGGGCACAATTACTGCCTGGGAAACCGAACACGGAACCAGCGCTAAAACGCTTATTGCCAACGAACAGCTCAAAGATTTTGGCTGGCTTTTTTGGTACAAACTGACCCGGCTCGGCAAGGAAAACCGTTCCTGGAAAGAATTTGAGGACGGCCTTGAGGAGCTGGTCGGCGTGGAGCATATTGCGGTAAACCCTACGGAAGCGGCAGCGTCCGCCGCGAGCTAGCGGACCTGCTGCTTGCCACCGGGTACTGGCCACAGGACATTGAGTTTGATTTTCAGGACCTAGCTACCGTAAAACTATTAGCCCGCAAGGCAGCGCGAAAGGGACAACGATGAGCGCCAGCGCTGGCATCACTGTGGTCGGTGTCAAAGAAACGTTGCGCGAATTGTCCAAGCTCGAGCCCGACCTGCGCAAAGAAATCGTGAAGGATTTTAAGCAGATCGTCAAACCCGTCATTGATGAGGTCCGCGGCAACCTGCCTAGCGAACCGCCGCTGTCGGGCTTTGCTCGCAGCTGGAAAGGCGGCGCAATCTTTCCCTGGGGCACCGCTACGGTCTCCAAATCGATCGCAGCCAAAGTCGATACCCGCAAACGCGGCAACTCCCTAGCCGTGCTCAAGGTCGTCCTCAAAAGCGCTGGCGGCACCGTCGCTGACATGTCCGGCAAGCGCGGCGGGTCAACGCCCCGCGGCCAAATCATGATTGCCGAGCTTGAGAAGCGCTTTGGTCGTGCGTCGCGGTTTATGTGGCCCGGCTATGAGCGTCGCGCCGATGACGTGCAAAACGAGATTGAGAAAGTGGCTGACAAAATCGCAGAAGCCACTAGCCGTAGGCTGGTTTCCTAATGGCTGTAACAATTCCCATCATTAGCGAGTTCGACGGCAAGGGTGTCAGCCGTGCCATTGAGGAATTTAAGAGCCTCGAGACGGTCGGCCAGAAAGCCTCATTTGCGCTAAAGAAAGCAGCCATTCCAGCTGCCGCGGCTATCGGTGGCCTGGCTGTTGCGCTTGGTGGCGCAACGAAAGCCGCTATGGAGGATCAGGCAGCCCAGGTGCAGCTTGCAGGCGTCCTGGAGCGCTCAGCCGCGGCAACAGAGCAAGACATTGCCGCCACGGAAGCTTTTATCAGCTCGCTGTCCCGCGCAACCGCGGTCGCCGACGATGACCTGCGCCCAGCCCTAGCGCAGCTGGTTCAGGCCACTGGGAGCCTTGAGCAATCGCAACAGCTGTTGGTACAGGCCCAGGACATTTCAGCTTCGACTGGCAAAGATCTGGCAACGGTCACTGACGCGCTATCCAAGGCCTACAACGGCAACATGAAAGGCCTGCGTGCCCTCGACGCAAGCCTGATCCCGCTCATCAGCGACGGCCTGACCTTCACCGAGGTCATGGACGTCCTGGCATACACCACAGGCGGAGCCGCGGCTGACGCAGCTCAAACCGCTGAAGGCCGCATGCGCAACTTAAGCATCCAGATCGGCGAAGCCAAAGAATCCATTGGTGCAGCCCTGTTGCCGGTCGTCGCCCAGCTGATCGACAAGCTGATACCGCTGGCCGAATGGGTCCAGCAAAACACGCAGGTCGTCGTCATCCTGGCAGGCGTCATCGGCGGACTATCCGCGGCAGTGCTGGCAATCAACGCGGCCATGAAGGTTTACCAAGCCACCCTTGTAGTCGTAAAGGTTGCGCAAGCCGCGCTCAACTTTGTCATGAGCGCCAACCCAATTGGCGTAGTCATCCTCGCCATTGCGGCATTGGTCGCCGCGTTTGTGATCCTAGAAAAGAAGTTCGGCATTGTTTCCAAAGCTGTCGAATTCCTCGGCGAACAGTTCTACAAATGGATTATTAACCCCCTGAAGCAAATCATTGATCTAGCGGGCCGAGCCGCGTCAGCTGTAGGCGCTATCGCTGGCGGCATCGGTGGAGCGATCAGCGCTGTGATCCCAGGCCTTGCCGAAGGCGGCATTGTCACCAGCCCGACCTTGGCCATGATTGGCGAAGGCGGCGAACCCGAAGCCGTCATCCCGCTGTCACAGCTTGACCGTTACGGCGGCGGCGGTGGCATCAATATCACGATTAACAGCACCGTGGCCGACGACCGGCTCGGTGACGTCATTGTCAACGCCTTGCGTCAATACAACCGCCGCAGCGGCCCCATCAATGTCGCGGTGGCCTAATGGCATCCGTAGTCCAATCAGGTGACTATCTGCTTGAGCTCGACACGGGCTTTGACGTAGGCAGTTTCAGGCTTGACGACCCAGTAAAAGGTTTGCTTGACAACACGACCTATCTGCTGGGTCCCACCACGCAATTTGCCGATATCACCGAATTCGTAACCGCCATCAAATACAAGCGCGGCCGCCAAAAGCCCGACGACCAATTCGGCGCAGGCACCATGACCTTCGTAATGCGCGACGAAACAGGCATCCTGGGCCCATACGACACGAGCAGCCCCTATTACGACCCAGACAATAACCAGCCAGGCCTAGCCCCGATGCGCCGCGTCAGACTCAGCCGCGAAAGCGAATACTTATTCCAGGGCACCGTCACAGCCTTCGATTACGCCTTTGAGCTTGCTGGACCCAACATTGTGACTGTCCAATGCGCAGACGATTTCTACAAACTCGCCCAGGCATATCTTGACGAATGGAACGTGGGCGTAGAAAGCACAAGCCAACGTCTCACCAGCCTGCTGGCCTTGCCAGAGGTCGATTACACCAGCACAACGTCAATTGCCACCAGCGGCATACAGCTCGGCCACGATTCCGCATACACCGTCCCAGCCGGCACAAACGCTTTGCAATACATCGGCCAAATACAGGAAGCTGAACAGGGCCGCATATTTATGTCACGAGACGGCACCCTTACATTCCAGACACGCATTGGCACCACCCTCAGCGCCCCCGTAATCACGTTTGACGACAATGGCGGCAGCAACTACGACGGCCTCACCGTCGAATTTGACGCCGACAACGTTGTCAACCGAGCCCAGGTCATCAACCTGGATGGAACAGACGCAACAGCCGACGACCTGGCAAGCCAAGCCAAATATTTCATCCAAGCCAAATCAATCACCCAGAGCCTGCTGGAAAATAGCGAGCTGCAAGACCTGGCCGATTACCTGCTGGTAGCCGAACCAGAACCCAGGTTTACCGCGGTCCGCACAAAATTTGCTTTGCTGACTAACACTGAACGCGACGACGTGGCAACGGTCGATATCGGCGACACAATCGCCGTCACCAAAGACATACCAGGCCTCGGATCAGCCGTATCCGAGGAACTATCCGTCGAAGGCATCGAAGCAGACATTGATTACCTCGGCGGGCACCGGGTCACGTTCTACACCAGCCCAACCACCATCGTTTACCAGCTCATCCTGGATGACCTGATTTACGGTGTGCTCGACTCCACAAACGTCCTAGGATAAAGGAACCATGGCTAAACAGACCTTCACAGCAGGCCAGGTCCTCGAGGCCGCCGACCTCACGGCACTCCAGGCCAACGACTACAACTGGACAGTAGACACCAAAACCGACAGCTATGTGCTGGTTGCGGGCGATGCCGGTAAGCGCATCGTGATGAACGCGGCGACCGCCAAAACCATCACTGTCAACACCAGCATTTTTACAGCCGGTGACACGGTTTGGATTCACAACATCAACACGGGAACGTGCACCGTCACGGCGGGCACCGCGACCGTCAACACAGCGGGCTCATTGGCCCTAGCTCAGTGGGAGGGTGGAGCGCTGTACTTCACGAGCGCCTCGTCGGCGATCTTTTTTCGCGGTGGCGGCGCGTCTTACGGCGTAGCAACAGGCGGCACTAGCAGCTCAATCACTGTTGGTGGTGTCAATTACACCTTGCTCACTTTCACCAGTACTGGCACACTGACAGTCACCAAAGCTGGCTTGTTTGATGTACTTGTGTGCGCGGCCGGAGCTGGCGGCGGTGGCGTTCCACAAACAGGAAACCGTGGCGGCGGCGGCGGCGCCGGGGGCATGATTCTGTCACAGGTGTATCTATCAGCCAACGCGACCATTACTATTGGCGGCGGCGGCGCAGATAGCACCTCTGGCAGCGGCTCAAGCATTGGCGGCACCAGTCCAAGTGTCACCGTCGCAAACTACTCATCACTGGGCGGCGGTCACGGCGGCTACCGCGTCAACGACAACAGCACCCGCCCATCCTCAGGCGGTTCAGGTGGCGGCGGCGGCGGAGCCCAGTCACCCGGAACCATCGGCGCCGCATCCATCGGCGCGCAAGGCAACGCAGGCGCCAACGAAGCCTCATCAGCCGGAGGCGGCGGAGGCGGAGCTGGAGCAGCAGCCACAGACAAAAACGGCGCCGCAGGCCTTGATGTCGCTGGCTTTATCGGCGGCTCAGCACTATTTAAATGCGGCGGTGGCGGCGGCGGCGCAGTCGCAGGCGGTGGCACGGGCGGAAGCTCAGTGGGCGGAGCCGGTGGCACAAACGCCAACGGCACAGCCGCCGCAGCGAACACGGCTTCGGGCGGTGGCGGCGCCAGCGACAATACTGGCAACGCTCGTACTGGCGGCGCTGGCGGTTCAGGCATCGTTTATGTGAGGTTTAAGTGATGGCACATTTTGCGCAAATCAACAATGACAACGAAGTGTTGCAGGTGATCGTTATTGCTAACGATGATTGCGGTGGCGGTGATTTCCCTGACTCCGAGCCAATCGGCCAAGCTTTCATTGCCTCATTAGGCATTCCTGGCACTTGGTTGCAGACTAGTTACAACGGCAATTTTAGGGGCCGTTACGCAGGGCCCTCAATGTTTTACGCGCCAGAAATTGACCAATTTGTGTACCCTGTGGTGCCCGATGAAACTGAGTGAGGAAACCAAATGTTTGTTGGGAAGCTGGCTGCGCGCTTTCGTCGCTGGAAGCGCCGCGCTCGCTATGAGCGGAAATTACGAGCCAATCGACGTGCTAAAAGCAGGGCTCGCAGCAGTGCTGCCCGTGATTTACAACTGGGCAAACCCTAAAGACCAGCGTTATGGCCGCCGCTAGGTTGCCGATCCGACCTGTTCGGATGCCAGCCGACCTGGCCCGACAACGCAATGGCCAGCTCGATCCAGGGCTGCTGCGCACAGTACGCCCATACGGTCAGCTGCACAGGCTCACCGCTGACGCCTACGAAGCCCTCAGAGCCGCGGCAAGACCATTTGGGGATCAGATACGGCCAATCAGGCCTACGAGCAGCCTGGACACTTACAGGCCCCTTACAGCCCAAGAGCGAGTGTTCTATGCCAGATACACGAACGAGTATCGACCAGGCGCCAAATCGGTTCGGAACTACAACGGCCAAATTTGGTACATCAAAGACAACAAACTCGCCGCGGTAGCCACTCCCGGCACCAGCTTCCATGGGTGGGGGCTGGCTGTCGATATTGCCAATGCGTCAGGTCCGCGCCTGGAATGGTTGCTGACGTTTGCGCCTTTGTACGGCTTCTCATGGGAGATGCAATCAGAGCCCTGGCACATTCGCTACGTTGTAGGCGACAAAGTACCGCCGGCAGTGCAGCGCTGGAAGGACAGCCATGCCAACCGAGATAGTAGTAGCACTGATTAGCGCCCTCGGGGTCATCGCCGCCGCCGTTATTCCAGCCGTTTTGATCCACAAGCTGCGGAAATCTAATTCCACCGATCACGCCACCGTTTTGACTATGCTGATCCGTATTGAGCAAAAGCTCAAGCGACACTTGGAGGATCATGAAAATGGGCGTTTTGGACGAACTGGAACCAAAGCTGACGAAAAGCCAGCTAATTAAGGATTTTATTGCGTCACAACCTGACGCAGCCGAATGGCAGGAAGCGTTCAGCAATATGAAATACAGCCATGCCAGCATCGCCCGGCTGTTGCTGCAACGCGGCTGCCAACTCGGCACCATGGCACAGGCCACTAACGCCGTTCACAAGATGCGGACCCAGGGATGAGCCTCGACGACGAGCTCCAAGAGCTCAACACTGTGGCCGAACTACAGGAAGCACTAAAGCGCGCGCACCGCCAGGTACGCAAATACAAAGCCCAAAGTGACGAAATCGTGGAAGCGGTCTACCGGGCCGCGAAAGACGCAGCCAGGGCCACGCCGCCAGGCAAAGCCGTGGCGTTGCCGCGTGACAAACGTAAGGGCAAAGCCGAGGTGGCTTTGGTGCATGCGACCGACTGGCAGCTCGGCAAAAAAAGCGTGTCCTACGGCATGGAAACATGCGCCAAACGCATGGAACAGCTGGTCGAAAAAGTCATCCAGATCACCGATATCCAAAGGGCGCATCATCCCGTACGCGAGTGCATGCTATTGCTGGGCGGCGACATGGTCGAAGGCATTGACATATTCCCAGGACAAGCCTGGGAGATCGAAGCCCATTTATTTGAGCAGCTATTTGAGACCAGCCGCATCATTGAGACAATGGTGCGAACGCTTGGCGACAACTTTGAGAAGTTGCGCGTCGTATGCGAATACGGGAACCACGGCCGAATCGGTCGATATGGCGTCAGCCCCAAAGGCGACAACATTGACCTGTTTGCGTACCGGGTAGCACGCGACCGCACCAAAGGCGTTTGGGACGACTGGCAAATGTCCGAGGCCTGGTATCAGATATTTGAGATCGGCAAATACCGTGGCCTGCTTGTGCACGGCGACGAGGTCAAATCGTTTGGCGGCAACACACCGCTGTTTGGCATTATGCGCAAGGTCAACAGCTGGGCCGCAGGCGTCATCGAGCCATTCACCGACGCCTACATGGGGCACTGGCACACCCCCCACAGCGCCACCCTGGCCAACGGAGGCCGCGTCTTTGTCACCGGAAGCCCAGAAAGCCACAACGAGTACGCCCGCGAATTTGTCGCGGCTACCAGCCGACCCAGCCAACGCCTGCACTTTATTGACCCGGAAAAAGGCCGTGTAGCGTCCGAGTACGTCGTATGGCTGGACTAGGTAAACCCGTCCTCGTGATCTGGCACGACGCCTACGCGCGCGTGAACAACGAGTGGATTAATAAAACCGAGCTCACAGACGACCCCTGCGTCGTGCAAACCGTTGGCTGGCTGCTCGACGCCCCGCCGCGATCCAAGCACGTCACCATATTTCAGTCAGGAGCGCCTGACGATGACGACGTTGATAACGTGATCAAAATACCCCGCGGAATGGTCCAAGAGATCATCTACCTGAAAATCCCCCACAAGGCCCCTCGCAAGCGTTAGGGTCTAGCCCACCTATGGAGGTAGGCAAATGAACCCAATAACAATCGTGGCCGCATGCATGGCCGCAATCATTGGCGCCACAGGACTGTGGGCCACCACCGAACTCGATCTGGCGGGACCCCAGACGGTTTCCCAGACGGTCTATCCGCAGCCCGTCTGGGAGCCGTCAGAGGCCCCTGAAGCCCCGGTCGCATACCAGGGCCCAGGATGCGCCGAATACGCGGCAGAAGCCCTCGCAGCGGGCTTTACGGCCACGGAGCTGCCGACCATCCTGACCATCCTTGAGCTGGAATCAATGTGCTTGCCGCACGTCATAGGTGACAACGGCGACAGCTACGGGCTGGCCCAAATCCACGCCCCGTCCTGGTGCCATCCCAACCGCTACAACCCTGACGGCTACTTGCGGGCCCGCGGCCTGATCGACGCCTGCGACGAGCTGCTCAACCCGACTATCAACCTGCAAGCCGCCTGGTGGGTGTACGTTGAGGGTGGTTGGCCAATGTGGACAACCTACAACCGAGCCTTGGAGGCATTGCAATGAGAAACGTGTTACTAATCGCAGCTGGGATTGTGATCGGATGGTGGGCACACGCCAGCCAAATCCGATACGAAAACAACAAACGGCAAAAAGAATTTGACGAAGCGTTTGCTAGATTGCGTCACGCAACGGGCCGCGCCCGGAAGGATGGCAGCAAGTGATTGACCGTGAGGAATGGGCACAGCTCAGCATTGGCGATCGCCTGCTTGAGCATTACCTACGTTTGCCCGACGTAAACGCAGAACTATTGGCCGAGGACCTGCACGAAGCGCACAACAGGCTTCGTAGATACCGTCATCGGCTTGAGGACCTGCAAAGCGAAGTGAGCCGCCTCGAGCGTCTGCTGTCACGGGAAACGCCTTACTGATGGACCCTGTGGACATTGACGAAATCCTTAAGCGCGCGCACCAAATCACGCATGGACCACGCGGCGACAATTACGGGCCACCGCACGAGGACTATGCGCGGGTCGCAGCAATCTTTCGTGCAATCACTGGCGGTGAAGTGCGCGACAGCGCTGATGCCGCGCTGTTCATGATTGCCATGAAACTTGCACGCATCGGCTACAACCGTGAAAAGCGACGCTTGCACGTCGACAGCGTGGTTGATGCAGCTGGTTATCTGTGGGTGTACGCACAGTGCGCCCAGGACCTTGAGCATGACGTCACCGAATAAACGCAAAGGCACCGCGGCCGAAACGGCTGTGGTCAATTGGCTACGCGAAAAGGGCTACCAGGCTCAACGCAATCGTGCCGGCTGGACCGACGACCAGGGCGACGTTGACGCGATCAACGGCGTAGTGATCGAGGTCAAGAATCGTCAGCAGCACAATTGGTCGAGTTACTTTGAGCAGCTCGGCCGTCAAATGCAGGACAAACAGGCGTACACGGGCGTCATATTGTGCAAACGACCTGGGCATGCAAACCCAGGCAAATGGCTGGCGGTTATGCCAGCAGACTTGTGGCTCGAATTAATACAACTATTGGAGGAGACAACAGATGGCATTTAACCTCGAGGATTACGAGCCAGTAGCAACACGGCTTGACCGCTGGCTAAAGCAGGAGCGCAGCGCCCAGCCGCGCGTAATCACCCATTTAGTGCATTACACGGATAACCGCTGCGTGTTTCGTGCCGAGCTGTACGAAGGTGATGTCATGATCGCGACGGGCTGGGCTGAGGAGACACGAGGCGAAGGCATGGTCAACCGCACCAGCCATTTGGAAAATTGTGAGAGCTCAGCCGTGGGCCGCGCCTTGGCCAACGCAGGCCTCTCCGGGTCAGATCACACCAAGCGCCCAAGCCGCGAGGAAATGACAAAGGTTGCCAGACGACCCAATAACGAACCCGTCGAGGAACCATTCGGTGCCCCAGGAGCCGTCCAACAGGACGCGCCGCGTAACGCCTCAGGCAACGCATCCGAGAAGCAAATTGGCATGATTAGAGCGTTGGCCCGAGGCCAAGGCCTCGCTGCCGGTGCGCCAGTGATCGAAGCCATTAGCCAGCTGCTCGGCAAAAAGATTGGTATCCTCACCGACCTCACAAAGCAGGACGCCAGCCGCGTCATTGAGGCTTGGAAAGGCAACTAATGAAATGGCACACGCCTTACGCCGATAGGCCGCCGCGCCGCAACGCCTTCGATGGCGTCTGCGTTTGTGGCACGCCTGTTAAAGCAGGGTGGGGCTGGGTATGGATCGGTGGCGTTTATTGTCGTCACCCTGAAAAGCCTGGAGTGTGTCCAAAATGAATTACAAACCGACGATTGCGAGTGCCGCGGGTAAACAAACCCTTTGGCAATGCGCCTATTGCGGAAGCGTCGTGTGCTCGACCAAAGGCAAGCCAGCCAAACTGTGCTGCTGTTGCGAAAGGGACACAACCTGGCTAAAGCAGGAACCCCCTGTGGCCATGTTTGACAACTAAACGAACCCGCAAGGGCGCAACCCCAGCGTGATACGGGGTGTCGGTGTGAACCCGCCGCGTCTAACAGACGTGAGTTAGGCCGTCAGAGAGCCGGGGAAGTCCCATGCACTGAAACGAGGGTGTGGGCTAGTGTGATCCGAGCGATAATCGGACGGGAGGAGCCCGGGCGCGTTATGCCTGTGAGCTAACCCTGAAGCATCACGAGCAACCGAGCGAACGCGAGGGCGCTAGCTGGGGGTGCGGGGGAATCCCCCGCAACTAACCTGAACAGCATGGCAGCCAAGAAAAAACGGGGGGCGGGTCGAACAGCCGACGCCACCTACAGAAAACACCGGGCCACCATCCTCCGCGACGAACCCCTATGCCACTGGTGCAAAAGACGCCCCGCCACCGAAGCAGATCACCTAATCCCATTTGCCGCGGGGGGTAACAGCGAACTCGAAAACCTCGTCCCATCATGCAAGCCATGCAACGCTCGACGCGGCGCAAACTACAAAGCAGCCCGAGACCGAGCACGCAATCAAACCCCAGGGGCAACACACAAACCGAAACAAACCCCAAACAAACAAAAACAAACAAAAACTTTTTTTGAGACAGGGACCCAATTGCC